TAGTGTAGTCCTAATGAGCACTTTATAGAAAACCTGTAAAATATACCGAGGAGGACCTATTGGAAAGTGAATTGTTATCCAAAAATGTCCCCCCGGAGAATTTTTTAACGGTTCGGCGATGCAGGAGGGGGTGCAAATTTTGAGACCCCCCCCCGGGTTTCGACATTACCCTTCGTCGACCATTTTTACTTTCTTATAAATATTTAATGGATCAACAACGATAATTTCGTCGATTGCTCTTTCAATTTCTGCTTCGTTCTCTTCATCAGTTAAAGCATCAGAAGTTCTTGCTATATGATTTAAGTATGAACTTGTGTGATAACCTTTCTCTTCATCAAACGCGAACCAATCAGCGAACTGTTCAAATGGATCGTAAGGATTATCGATTGTTGTGATTGCACATTTAGCCATTCTAAGTTCTCCTTTCTAATTCTGTTTGATGTACTTGATGACTGTTGATGCTGAAACTCCAAGAGCTGAAGCAATCTCATCTGTTGTGTAACCAGACGAACGCATTGCTGACATCTTGCTAACCTTAGCAGGTGACAATTGTTTAGCAGTTCTTGGTGTTGCATACTCACGAATCTTATCAATGTTAGAGTTGTTAAGCATCTTTGTAAGCTTAGTATCAGATATAGCGCCAGCTTGAATGGCTTCCCATTCTCTTGGTGTAATATCAATTGGATGTCTTTGAGCTCCGACTTGAGCACGAGCAATAGTGATAGCTTGTTGTCTAATCTTCTTCTCTTCAGACTTAGTAATATCTTTGTCAAATTCTAGCTTAGCTTGGACATTAGTGTTGGCGATGGCTTGAGCCAAGCGCTCTTTAGGAGCATTCTTCTCAGCTAGGGCTAGTTTAGCATTAAGGGAGGCTACTTCATTAGAATATGTAGACTCAGCTTGCTTACTATATTTTAGACGTGGGGTAGCTAACATCTCTTTACGGGCACGGTTAGCTAGAGCCTTCATCTTATTTGCATAGTCAGCATAAGCTCTTTCCTTAACATTGTTTACATTGGACACTAAAGAATATGCATCGGGGGTTTCCATCATGGCGGTACTTATTTTTGTACGTACCCTCTCCTTGCCTTTTTTATCCACATAATATGCATCGGGGTCTATTTTATAAGATACCTCCCCGGTTTCCTTATTTATAATACGACTACCTTTAGTCTTAGGAACACGAACATCGGCATTCGCTCTAGAAAATAAAGTAGAGGCACCACTGGTTTCTTTACCATTTTCGTCAATACGATGTTGATATTTCTTTTTAAGACCTGCAATATTATTATCAATCTCACTCTGCTTATAATCTAATTTATGTTTAGCAGCATCGATAACAACCATTGAATGTCGAACAGCTCTAGCTAGTTCATCTTCAGTTGCACCTTTAGCAGTCATATCTGTAACAAGATTAGATACCATACCCATTTGATTTTGTGTAGCATTTTTAGTCATGATTTTCATACCATCACGATATGGATATTTATCTTTAGGGTCAAATCCTACTAATCCTCTTAACGGTTTATCACTAGATATTTTAACCTTATGGTTAGTTGGAATAACCAATGCAGTGTCTCCATCAAAGTCAGCACCCGATAATTGTTCAGCAATTTTACTGTTAATACCTACAGCATCTAAAGCATTTCCTAATGTCTTCTTGGCTTGAGGGTGTTTGTTATTTACAGTAAGAACTGGGATTTCAAATATACCACCATGTGGAAAACGAACTAAAGCTACCTTCTCTCCATTTTTGAAGTTAGGTGCATATATTTCATTATCCTTAAGAGAAGTGATTGGTAATATAACTTGATATCTTTGTCGTGGCAGTGGGGCTACTTTTAAATGCGAAGCAGCTGTGTCGCAACCAGAAGCAAATTTATCCAATAAATGTCTCTTAACAGTTGGGTTAGTCAATGACATAATTTCATCGAACTCGGCAAATTTATCTCGCTCAGTTAGTTTAAGTTGTTTGTCAATTAACTCTTTATTCTGTTTAGCTAGAAATTGAGATGGTAAATTCTTGGACCATGCATCCCAGTCACCTTCTTCAGAACGTTTATTAATTAAAGATAATTTTCGTTTACCATCTTTGTCAGTGTAATATGATTGACCATTAGCCTTAATAAGTGAACCGAATGGGTTGTTAGGGTCAAATGGGTTATTTTCCGTAGGTTTAAGAACATCCATCTTAGGAACATGCTTACCTTTGTTCGTGTTAAATATAACATCGACTCCGGGAGGCATATCATCAGAATACATAGCCATTCCTTTAATATACTTATTACCATCTACTAATATACGAACCTGAGCATAGTGTGAGTTACCTAACGATAAATCAGGAACATTACGACGAATTTCCACGACGCCATCTTTATGAATACCTCCATCTTCAGCATATCGCACCATCAATCTCTTAGAGTCCATACTAGCAGGATATTGCATAGCATCAAATGTTTGACCTCCATCGTGGGAAGTGAATTTCTCAATGCCATTAATCTTTTCGGTCTTATATACTTCTTTATATTCTGTTCCCGGAGGACATAGAACTGTCATGGTTGTAAATTTACCCTTGTTAGTAACTTGTTCGAGCTTACGATTATATACTTCGTAGCCTTCTTGCTTCAAAAGTTCAAGAGATTGTTGAAGTTTCTCTTTAGATACTCCTAAATATCTCTCAACACCCTTACTAACATCAATCATACCAGACTCACTAACTCTTTCTTTTAAGAAGTTGGCAGTGTTTCTAGCTTTATTCGCTCGCTCTTGAATTCCGGCATCTAATAGGTTACGAATTGATGAGTCATTTTTATAACCCATCTTAGCTGTAATCTCTGGTAGAGAATATCCTTTGTCTCTTAGACTTTGAGCAGTCTTGGCTAATATGGCTTTTTGTTCAGCTTTAGCTACTGATTTTTGTTTGCGGAGTTGTCCAGTAGATATACCTAGGGCTGCCGCAATTTCAGTCTCACTATGTCCTTGCTTATGGAGCTCTTCTACACGACCTAAAAAATCCTTAGTGTGTTGATGTGGGTCTTTACCAGAACCATAAGGATATCGGCCAGAACGCTTCGGCATACCATAGTGTAATAAATCATCATCCGAATCATACGAGTCATCGAAATATTCATTCATGAAATCGATATTAATCATCTACTAAACCTCCTCTTCTTTGATATTTTCAATAATGTTGTCGAAGTGTACAATCTTCTGCATAATCTCATGAATCTTCTCAGGTTCTGGAATATGGGTAATCACTTCGTTGTTTTGGTAGAGTCGTAACTCCATTCCAATCTCATGCGGTTTGACTTTATATTCTAAACAGAATAAAGCCGCATAGATTTCTAACTGTTCAATATGAGCTGGAGTAACACCAGTCTTCAAATCGTGAATTCTTAGAAATTTATCTTTGAAAGAAATAGCATCTGCTGTACCAAAACAGTTTGGCGAATAATATAGAACTTGCTCTGGTGTCAATTTAAAGCCGATAGCATCATTCACATACATATTTAATGTCTTAGTAGAGCGAGGTAATTTCTGCCCAAGAGTGATACATTGAGCAGCGAAGTCATGTAATATAGTTCCTCGCTGAGTTGCTTGTTGTCTAACATAGGTGTCAGCTAGTTTATCATCAGTGTAATTTAACCAATGATATTTACTTGCTCCTAGAAATGCGTGCTGACCGACTAGGTTTGAATGATTGTTGAAGATCATGTAAAACTTCCTCCTTATTTTCAGGGTGTGCGAATCTAGCAAATCCCATCTCGTCTAACATCTTTACATAATATGGTTGATTGGGTTGTCTCTTTGCGTTCTTACTCTTCTTACATTCGATCATTGCCCATCGACCATCTGGAAAGAATATCGACAAGTCTGGAACTCCCTGAATATAATTCGGATCGTTCTTAAGGACCATACAGTCTGGATACATCTTCTTAATATCCGAGATTAGTCCTGATTGGAAATCACTTTCAAGTGCCATTCCGATTACTCCTTTCTAATTTTAAATATAGCTCCCAGCTATTTGGTACAAAAGGAAAACAAAAAGAGAAACCGTTGCTTTCGCAAATCGGCCTTTTTATCTTCTCTCTCATAAAAGGGATTGTAAATCCTGCGAGGCTGTCCCAAATCCAATAAATTCGCCAAAATTATGAATTCCAGCCTAAAACCCCAAAATTACGACTTGTGGCCAAATGGCCAAATTTTTTCGAAGTTTTATATATATTTAAAAATTTTTAATTTATAGCAAATATTATAAAAAAAGTGGGAAAGTGGCCACAAACCCTCAGAAACCGCGTCAAATCAACGTTTTTGCGTGGCCAAATCCAGTTTTGAAAGTGGGCAGAAAGTGGCCAAATGGCCAAATCTGGCCAAATAATTGTGAATTTTTTGTGAATTTTTACCTCTTTGGACAAATAAAAGTGGCCAAATGGCCAAATCCCAAAAACAAAAGTGGCCACAAAATCCGTCCAGACAGACCTCAAACAGCCAAATATGACCGCTCAAAGTCCGTCCAGACAGTCTCTCTACCCCGAATCTATCCTAATTTTCCCAGTAATTTTAATCATTTTTTAATGTTTTTAACACACTATCAACCGTCGTACAGAGAATTCCCCGTATTTCTTGACGATTTACAGCAGTGTCTGCGAAGCTAAATACATATCGATATACTTTGTATGCACTGAAATCTCGTGATTCAAGCTCATCCTTAGTAGCTTCATACAGAACATCTACCGGCCCGCCAATCCAATCCACTCTGTCAAATAATGCTTTAATATCTACTTTCATAGCTACGTCTGATTTGAACCCAATATATCCATTGAGAAGACCGTCCGTACGCTTTAGAATACATAGACATCCATTATAAGTAAAACGCTCATAGTTGGACAATATAAACACCTCCTTGCCGTCCATACTGAGCTCCCAAATCTAATCTTTCTTCTTAAGTTTATGGTCGTAAGCATATCCTAATAACCAAGACCATAATCCCCACACTGTTATAACCAATATCGGTAATAGTAATTCATTCATTCTCAGCTCTCCTTAATTTCTCTTCTCGACGAGCAATCTCTTTAATCAACTTACAAACGTCGGTATCTTGAAAAATATATGTTCGTATCTATAGACTTGTGTCTAAAATCCTCATGGTCAAATCCGTTAATAACTATTCCGTTCACACTACCTTTAAGTAAAATAGGTTTATCGTATCGATACTCTGTGTAGAACTTAGGAACATAACTATCCTTTCTCTGAACCATCAGAAACACCCTTTCCGAATACATGATCTTTAATATCGTAGATTTTACGTTCTAAGTTTCGAATATGGTTGAATAAGAATTCTTTCTTAACTAATTCATCATTATTCGCTACCACGTTAAGTTGAGCTTTAATTTCTAAAATCTCTGTCTTAACATCTTCGAAGTTGTGAGTGATATTTTCCCTATTCTTGATATTGATAACAACTAAGTTATCCACACGATTCTCTAATTGAGAAATTCGTTTCTCTGTAATCTTTCGATTATGTCGTTCTACGAAATCCTCTGTCTTAACATGTAACTCTTCCTTATTTTCTAACTTCTTTCTAAGAGTTCTATACTCTCCGTAGTAATATAAAGCTACATTAGTTAGTATGCTGAATATCACCCCAACAATAACCATTACCGTAAACATTTGTTCTTGATTTACCATAACCAAGTCTCCTTTCGTCTTCTTTTAATAAATAACTGTCTTCTCAGTTCTCACTTTCCAAATACCATCCACCAGTTCTTCCGTATATTGTTTAATAGCGTATTCGTTCGTACGGTAATATCCAACACGCTTACCGGAATTATTAGGTTCTGGATAATATACGAAACTAGTGTCTTTAATACGGATTTTATACAGGTCAGGATCTTTCAATGATACAATCAGTCTATCCCCATACATTATGTCTATATATCCGTCTCGCATTGCTAAATAGAATTTCTTTACAGTTGGCATGCTAATAATACTCATTTTCAATAACCCCTATTTGTTCATTTTGTAATGTAACTCATCGATGTAGTCTCTTAAAGACTCAATAACATTGTTGTTTTGTGTAATAATCTTACTCTGGTTGTCGATAACTTGTTGTTGTCTATGAATAACGTAAACGCCAGTACCGAATAAAGCAACTACACAAATCATAAAGACAATATACGACCTGATCATTAAACTCTTAGTCAGTTCGAAACCACCGTGTCCACTCATCAATATAACCCCTCTCTGAATTCTTTCATAATTTTGTTAGCCCTATCCAATTCTCCCTCATATAACCATTCGTCTCGGTCCACGAACCAATACTGGAATCTAACCTTTAGGGATATGGTTAGCCATTGCATTAATAATTTTAATTTCGTCAGTAGCCATTGAATCTTCAACATCATTTTCATCAAACTCTCCTTTATTTAATGTACCATATTTCTTTTCGTAAATGCTTAGTTTAGATACCAGTGAGAAATTCATAGCGATTAATTCGATATACTTACCGATAATTTCTCCGACTACCTCATCAGATCTAGCATGATCTTTAATAATACGTTTGATTCTACTTTCGTAGTAGCATCGTGTCCCGAAGAATACTACAGCTAAACTCACTCCAATTAATAACATTGTTTCATAATTCACCATTATTATCGTCTCCTTTATATTTGTCTTAACAACATACTTTCTTAGCGTACGGATTAACGCTCGCTAATTTGACTTTATCAGCATCATATAGCTTTTCTAAATCGTCTTTAGCATATAGACTCATTTCACTTTGTTTATTTGTGTAATCTACCAAGCTTTGTAATGAGATTTCGTAATACTCTTTCTTCCAGTCCGTATATCGAACTTCCTCAAATAAGTATGGAGCATCTTTAGTCTTTC